ATCCGTTTCAATTCAAAAACTTTTTGGTTAAATTTTAAGACTTGACTTATAACTGGACCAATTGTATCATACGATATGTCTAAAATTAAATTATTTTTTTCAAAACTATTTTCAAAACAATGGTATAAAGATATATACGAAGAATACGTATATTGGGAGCTTTATTACCGAATTTCCGATTTACGTGGTAAGTGGAATGATATTTTAAACTCTACATATCGAAAGTGGCGCTTAGGTTTTAATCCTAGCGATGTGTGGAGTTTTGATCATCACTTAGCAAATCATATTCTTCCCCGGTTAAAATATTTTAAGAAAAAAACAGATGGGCATCCATCTACTATGACTCAACGACAATGGCATAGAGAATTAGATAAAATGATTAAGGCATTTGAATTACTAGCAAGTGATGATTATTTTAGTTATGATCGCCGCGGAAAAAAACAAGCAATGTTGGATGAAGGTCTAGATTCTTTTAGAAAACATTTTCAAAATTTATGGTGCTAATAATATGAATATGGATCGATATTCTATAATATGTTTATTAGCCGGTATTGGGTTATTAGTGTGGGCATACAATGGATTAGTTTCTACATATCCTATTATTTCTGTATTTGTTTTAATTTTAGCTGTTGCAACATTCATATATCTAACTTTTACGGGAAAGGTTGAATAAATGTACGAATTACTACAAAATTGTGGCGAGTTTACTATTTTTTTCTTTGGACTTGCTGTTATTCTTATTATTTTTTATGTCCTAGAAAAATAATTTGAAATTATATGTACACCTAATGTACAATAATAATATGGAAACTTAAAGAAAGGCTTTTTAATGCGTAACCTAACAACTGAAGAAAAAGAAATGCTTAAACATGTACTTGATCAAGGTGTCAATACATTGCAAGAAATTAAAGAAATGCGCGACAGTATGAAGGAAGATGTTGCTGCTGTTGCTGAAAAACTAGAAATAAAGCCGTCACTTATAAACAAAGCAATTCGTTCTGCACATAAGAGAAATCTTAGTGAAGAAAAAAATGCACTTTCAGATGTAGAAGACCTACTATCGGTTGCTGGTAGAAAGGTATAAAATGAAAACAACTATTTTAGTTTTAGGTTTTACCGCTGGTGTTTTAGGGGTAATGTACAAAGATCCGCTTGCAATTGCCGGTGCTGTTGCGTTGCTAGTCATAGGATTTTTAAAAATTTAGAATATCGCCGTCGTCTATTCAGTTAGATTGGTTGCTAATATGTGTCAGAACCATAAAATAATTAGCAAAATATTTTTGACGGTGCTACAATAGGAAAATACTAAAATTAACATGGAGAATTAAATGGTTACCACAAACAAATCACTAACAAAGTTACTTAAGGCATATAACAAATCTAAGTCTAAATTTATTACAGTACAATCTCTAGCTACTGCAACAAATTATAGCGAATCTCGCATTCAAAAAATTGTCTCTTTATATCCTGAAAAGTTTTCTAGAGTGTTGAATGTTAATAAGTCATTAGGTGAAGTATTAAACGCATTTACTTATAAGTCCGGATATGCAACGATTTCACATATTGTTCGTAAGACAAAGTATAGTCCTGAGCGTGTTGAAAAGGTTCTAGAATTGAATCCTCATCTTTTTGGTAAGTCATTTATCAAGCGCGGAGGAGTAGAAACTTTCTATATGCTACGTACAGAAGTTAGCCGTCTAAAAGATTTCTGGAATACATTAGTAAATTTTAGCACAGGCCAATACTAAATTTAAATTAGTGTAAAATAGGTGTGTTCAAGAAATTGACACACCTATTTCTTTTATGTTAGAATATCTTCTTATGTATAAAGGAGATATAATGTCAGATGAAGAATTTCTTTCCGATTATGTAGAATTTGTTAGATCAAGACTATCACCAGAATCAATTAAAGACCCATTAGGAACTGCTTGCTATGGTTTAAATGGAGAGGCAGCCGAGTTTTCTGAGCATAATAAAAAAGTATTATATCAAGGAAAAAAGTTAGATAGACAGCATCTAATAAAAGAACTAGGCGATGTTATGTTCTATGTCGGTACTGCTTGTATTGCTTTAGATGTATCGCTCACAGAAGTCATTGAAACTAATAAAGAAAAACTTACAAATCGTTATCCTAATGGATTCACTGTAGAAAATAGTGAAGTTAGAAAGCCAACTGATGATTGAGTATTTGTTATCTATTCCAAATTGGGCGTTGTATTCTTTAGCTGCATTTAGTTGTGTTACTTTTATATGTGCATTATTTGTTGCTATATTTTATGACATTGAAATTTCATTTTTATGGCTAGCTCTTGCACTTTGGCCACTGTCGATGCTATTTGCTTCATTAATTTATATTGCAGTGGGAATCGATGCGCTGTCTGATATAATCAATAATGAAAAACGATTCATAAGGGCAGCAAAATTAGATAATGAAGATACAGAAAAAGTAACTGATCTTGATTTGATTATAGAAAATAAAGGACTCTATACCCATTATGAAATAATGAAGATATTAAAAGAACAACAAATAGAATTTTATACAATAGTCCAATTGCCGGTATATTATATCGAATCTGATAAAACTAAAGTGCATAGAAATAAACCACCAGAATCTTTTAAAATTTCATTTGTTGATGAAGGAAATAGGGCGGCATTTTTATTATATTGGGGCGGCCGGGGAGATGAATATGATACGCATTGGCATTGATGTTTTGGGTAGATTTTTAATAATTGTTGTTTTGATTTCTTGTGTTGCGTTTCTTATGTATCAAGTTTCAAATATTCCTGAGATAACCTTCTATTAATCTTTTATTAATACATTTCAATCTGCTATAATAACATATAATTTAAAAAGGACTGCCTGTGTTTGTTGATATTTTTCACGATGTTAAAAATAATATAATGAATGTTTCAGAACGTGTAGACGGAAAGAGAAATCTTATTCGACACCAACCTGATTTTTTCTTTTATTATGCTGATCCTGCAGGAAAACACAAAGCAATAGATGGAACTAAGTGTACTAGATATGAAACCTCTAATTTTTCTTCTTATAAAGAAGAAATAGCATCAATGAATAATATTGGACGAAAAACATATGAATCTGATATTAAACCATTAATTAAATCATTAGAACAATTTTATTCAGGATGCAAAATTCCGGACCTTAATGTAGCATTTTTTGATATCGAAGTGGACTTCGATAGTACTAGAGGATTTTCCTCTCCGGAAGAAGCATTTATGCCTATTACTGCAATTTCTGTCTATCAATCTTGGACTGATCAGTTACATACAGTAGTTTTAAAGCCTAAACTATTGCGAGAACAAGATGCTAAAGAAATTTCATCAAAATTTGAAAATACAATTCTTTGTGATTCTGAATCACAACTGTTAGATATGTTTTTAAATTTAATTGATGATGCTGATGTTTTTAGTGGTTGGAATTCCGGGGCATTCGATATTCCTTACATAGTACATAGAATTCAAAAAATTCGCGGGAAGCCTGATACTACGCGCCTGTCATTATGGCGGCAATACCCTAAACAAAAAGAATTCGACAAATATGGCGAAACTGTAATTTCATACGAATTTACTGGTCGGTTACATTTAGATTATCTGGACCTTTATAGAAAATATACATATCATGAATTACCTAGTTATCGCTTAGATTATGTCGGTCAAATTGAAGTTGATGAAACTAAAACCCAATATTCTGGTACCCTTGATGAACTTTATAACAATGATTTTGAAAAATTTATTGAATATTCTAGACAGGACGTTGCACTATTACAAAAAATTGATGCAAAGAATAAATTTATATATCTTGTTAATCTAATCGCGCACGAAAATCTTGTACCAATACCAACTGTTATGGGTGCTGTGGCACTGTCTGATAATGCTATTATACTCGAAGCGCATAGAAACAATATGGTTGTGCCATCTAGAGAAAGATTATTTGACCAAGATAATGAGAATAAAGCAATTGCTGGGGCATTTGTTATGGATCCAGTTCCCGGAATGTATGAATGGGTCGCATCTGTAGATATCAATTCTCTATATCCTAGTACATTTAGAGCATTGAATATGAGCCCCGAAACTATTATTGGACAAGTGAGACAAGATATAACAAAGAGTCATGCAGAAAATAAAAATAAAGGTAAAAAAACTGTAACAAATGCAGATGTATGGTCTGGAGTATTTGAAGTTCCAGAAGTAACTGAGATTCAACGTCAATCAGATATCGAACTATTACTGGAATTAGATTCAGGAGATAAACAAAATCTTTCCGCTAAACAAATCTGGGCTAAAATTAAAAACAATAACTGGATTATAAGTGCAAATGGGACAATTTTTAGAACTGATATTGAAGGAATTATTCCTAGCCTACTAACTAGGTGGTATGCTGAAAGAAAAGAGTATCAAAAGAAACTAAAAGAGTATGAAAAAGAAGATTTATCAAATAAAACTGCAGAGCAAATAAAATATATAAAAGAGCAGATAGTTTATTGGGATAAACGCCAATACGTTGTTAAGATTATGCTGAATAGTGTATATGGCGCATTGACAAATGCTGGATCAAGATTCTTTGATCAACGTATGGGCCAATCATGCACTCTTACCGGTCGCTGCATTACACGGCATATGATGTGCAAACTAAATGAAATTTTAATAGGTGATTATAAGTTTGGCGATATTGTAGCTTATGGAGATACTGACTCGGCATACATAACAATTAAACCCATCATTGAAGTTTTAAAACAAAATGGATTTGAGATTAATAAAGAATCATTTGTAGACCTAGCAAATTCATTAGCCGAAGAAGTTAATATGTCTTTTGCGCCGTTTTTAAATGAAAAATTTAATGTTTCTATAGATCGTGGCACCGTAATACGCTGTGGCCGAGAGATTTGTGCTACACGTGCTATGTTTGTTAAGAAAAAAAGATATGCTGCACTTGTTTATGATAAAGAAGGAAAAAGAAAAGATACAAAAAGTGCCGGCGAAATTAAAATTATGGGTATGGAAACAGAAAGATCAGATACTCCTGAATGGGTTCAAATAAAACTAGAAGAAATGTTAACTCTAGTTTTAGAAAAATGTGACGAGGATAATACAATTGATTTTATTAAGTCAATGCGTGAAGAATTTCAAAATTTAAAAGCTTGGGAACAAGGGACGCCGAAGCGTGTTAATAATTTAAAACATTATCAAGATGTTATTATTATTAAAAATGGTAAAGATGAAAATGGCAAAACAATTACTGTTCCCGGACATGTTAGAGCATCTATTAACTGGAATCGTTTGCGCGAGGCTAATCACGATGTAGCGGCTATTAAGATAAATGATGGATCTAAAGTCATTGTTTGTAAGCTAAAAGCTAATTCTTTCGGAATTCTATCTATTGCATATCCAATTGATCAAATTAACTTACCGGAGTGGTTTACTGGTCTTCCGTTTGATACTGAGGCAATGGTGGAAACTATTATAGATCAAAAAGTAAGTAATATAATAGGTGTTTTAAATTGGAACTTGTCTAAAGCTAAAGAAGGAAAAGTTTTAGAGAGTTGTTTTGATTGGGGATAAAATGATGCCAAAAGAAGGAGATGTAGATTATGATCCAGTAACCGGACAATCATTTGTGTATGCTGCCGGGCATTGGGTCCTTGCATATAATCCTGTAAATCTTAAACGGGTATCAAATAATTCATTTTTATGTAGGCCGTGTCAGTTTTCGCATAATATTAATTCAAAAATTCAAGAACTAGGTCTTAATAGTGTAAAAAGAATTAGAAAATTTGGGGAGCCATTCTATATAGTAGAGGATCCTGCTGAATTAGGTATTTTTATTTTATATTTTAGTGACTTTATTACATGAAAAAAATAACTAAAAAAAATAAAATTAAAATTAATGGATCCTGGAATTCTTATGGATTAGAAGTATATTGGCACCCTAAATCTGATTATATTTTTTCAATGTTAAGTTCCGGAGTATTAACACCACTTGGGCCGTTCGGCAAGTTAGCTACTCCGTTAGAAATTAAAATAGATAAAAAAGGAAATGCAAATTTAGGCAAAATATCTGGATTTGATATGAGTATTTTAAAAATAAAATTAAAAAGATACGGCTTTAAAAAATACACGGTAATAAATACTACAAAAAAATCATCAATAATTTTTAATAGTCCAGATGAATGTGCAATGTTTCAGGTATATTTTAGTGAATTTATAATTTAGGATATCCGTGATAGATAAAGTTGAAATAAAAAGTAAAATAGCCAAACGTTGGATTAAAAAATTCTGGAGTGGGGATGCTTTTATTTTATATGATCACATTGATAAATCGGTAACGATTCATTGTGAGGGTAGAACTGACAATACATTTCCTATTTTAAATTCGATTTTAAATTCGACAATAGACCCAAGTAAGTATGCACTTGAACCATTTAAAATGATTGATTTATATAAGGAGAATGGGTATATTATTGCTAGTGGTTATAATCCAGTTACAATTGAAGCACTAAAAATATGTATTAGAGATTTAGGAATTAAAATACATGTTAGAAAAATAAAAAAAACTAAATCGTATACACTATACCATCGGGATAATTATAAAATATACCTAAAATCGGATTCTGATTATGCTTATTTTATGCTTTATTTTATAGACGATATAATAACAAGGAGTTAAAAAGATGACAAAACAACAAGAAATATTTAATGATCCTAATTATATACCACTTTTAGATCATGGATTTATTGGTCTAGTAGAACATATGGGAAGTGATGCTTCTATAGTGCAAGCAGCGCGTGTTTCATATGGTGATGGGACAAAAAAAGTAAGTGAAGACCGCGGACTTATTCGTTATCTTATTCGTCATAAGCATACATCTCCACTAGAAATGGTAGAATTTAGATTTCATGTCAAAATGCCTATTTTTATAGCAAGACAGTGGGTACGACATAGAACCGCAAGCCTCAATGAGTATTCCGGAAGATATTCGGTGATGTCTGATGAATTTTATATACCAGAATTAGATAGAATTCAACCGCAATCAAAAACAAACAACCAAGGATCTTCTGGAACACTATCAGAAAAAGAAGCACAATTTTCACAATCAATAATGCAAGACATATCCATGAATGCCCTCGATAGTTATAAACTTTTACTTAATGAGTATAGTGTATCAAAGGTTACTTCTGATGTTTC